TTTACTCGTGAGATAGATCCTAAGACTGGTGTTCCTTATATTTCTGCAGCAGGATACACAGCAGCTCCTGAGTTATCTGCTCTGCAAGAAAGCTTATTCGGTAGATTTGCTCCTACGTTAGCACAAGCAGAACAAGTACAAAGTCAGTATGCTCCACTGACTGGTGCTTCTGAGCGTTTGTTTAACTTAGGTCAGCAATACCTAGCTACATCTCCAGAGCAAGCTGCTCAGGATTACATCTCGAGTCAACAAGCTTTACTAGCTCCTAGTAGACAAGCTCAGTTATCCAATGTTAGAAGTGGTTTGTTTGCTCGTGGTCGTGGTGGCTTAGGAGTTCAAACTGGTACAGGCGGTGCTCCTGCGTCTCCTGAGATGCAAGCATACTACAATGCACTAGCTCAGCAAGATCTACAGTTAGCTGCTAATGCACAACAAGCAGGACAACAGAGAGCACAATTTGGTGCTGGTTTGTTTGGCACTGGTGCTGGTTTATTAGGTACACAAGTACAAGGACAAGCAGGTGCATACTCTCCATTACTTGCTGCCTTAGGAGTATCAGGTCAAGTAGAACAGATGTCTCAGATGCCTTATCAATTAGGTTTACAGTTAGGACAAGCTCAAGTTCCAGGACAACAAACAGGATCTCAGCAATACTACGGAGGTCAGGTACAAGGTGCTCAGACACAACTGGGTGCTAACATGGCTGCTCAGCAGATGAACAATCAGTTCTTGTCTAGTTTGATTGGTGCTGCTTCTGGTAATATCGGAGGTGGCGGTGGTGGAGGCGGTACTCCAGGTATGTGGAATTCTTCAATGCCTTACACCAATGTAACTCGTGGGTATGATCCTTGGTCTTCTCCTTCTGCTTATTCATATAATCAACAATCATATGGCGGTTTATTCTAAGGAACAATTATGGGACAACCAGTAAATCCACTATTAAGTAATCAACAAGCACTGCTTGGAGCAGATCCTGAGCTTTATCGTCAACAGCTAATTCAACAAGAACAAGCTCGTATTGCTGCTTTACCTGCACAAAGCCAACTAGGAGCACAACTTGGCTCACTGCTTGGTAGAGGTTTAACTAACGTAGCACAAGATCGTGGCTTCTTTGAAGTTACTAATCCTGTATTACAGAACTTAACCAAGATACAGAATGTATATAATACTGCTATGCAGAGTTCTGATCCTAACGATCCATTGTCTTTCTATAGAAATTTACAAACAGGATTCGCTGATGCTGGTCTAGGTCAGCAAGCTTTGATGGCTACTCAGGAACTACGTAGAGTAGAAGCTGAAGGAGAAAAAGCTAAGGGAGAGAAACTCAGAACTCAAGTTCTTGAGAATGAATTGTATACTAAGAATCCTACTCTGCTTGATGAGCAGATTGCTAAAGCTCGTGATGCTGGTAACGATGCATTGGCTAATCGCCTTGCTGAACAGCGTGGTCAGATTCAACTTGATATTGACAAGAAGCGTCGTAAAGACGAGCTTAGTATGGAACTTCTATCTGTTCAAACTGAGGCAGAACGTGCTAAGATTCGTAAATACAATGCTGAATACGAAGAAGGTAAACTAGATAAAACAGCAATTCCTGATCAAAACGGTGGTGGTGTTATTGTTTATTACGATAAGAAAACTCGTAAAGAAGTAGATAGAATTGTAGTAACTAGTGCAATTGTAGATAGCGTTTTAAATAAAGGTAAACCAGGAACTACTCCTGCAGGAGAAAAACCAAGTCCTGCTTCATTTGACAAACGTAATCCACCTGCTACTACAGCTCCAGCATCATCTGCAGCACCTGTATCAGCAGCTTCCGCAGCAGCTCCTACAGTAGCTAGTCCATACGATCAAGCAGCAGGTACATATAAAATTGCTTTAGATCCTGAGTATCAACAAATACAAGCAGACGCTAGAGCAAATCTACAAAGATTAGAAACTGAACCTGCATATCGAGCAGAAATACAGCAAAGAATCAACGCACTCCAAGCAAAAATACAAGCTAATTTTGGCACTAGAGTAGTTATTCAGTAAGGATAACATGGCTACATATGATGTTTTAGGAGCTAGAAAAGCTGGCTTATCTTATACTGATATTGCATCTTACTTAGCACAAGGCACTGAATATGATTTAGAAGGTGCTCGTAAGGCTGGCTTATCAGATAAAGATATTGTTGAGTACTTAAACCGTACAGGTGCTACTGCATTTGAAACCTTCACAGCAGCAGCTCGTCAAGCAGTAGGCTCTGAAATTACAGGAGCTGCTCAGTTATTAGGCAAAGAACCAACTGCTGAACAAGTAGCAGAAGAATCTCGTGTTCGTCAGATGACTGCAGAGAATCCTGTGTCTGGTGTATTAGGCACACTCGTAGGAGGTTTGGTTAATCCTTCTACACTTATTCCAGGATCATTGTTATTCAAAGGAGCTAGAGGATTAGTTGCTGGTGGTGCTGCTGGAGGAGGTGTTGCTGGAGCACTACAACCAATTTATTCTGATGAAGACTTAGGAAGAGTAGCTTCGTCTGCTGCAGGTATTGTCTTAGGAGGAACACTTGGCGGTACAATAGGAGCACTTGTTAATCGTACAGGTCGTGAAGCAGTACAGCAAGCAGGTAAAGAATTACAAAATACTAAGACTGGACTAACTACTGGTATTACTCAAGACAACGTACCATTAAGTCCGTTAGCTCAAGAGATTGCTGATGTAGGTGCTGCTAAGAACATTGAATTACAAGACAGTATTGTTCCTTTGCTCCAGCAGTTAGAAGACTCTGAGTTAGCTACTAAGTTAACCAACGAGATTGCTGGTGGAGACTATCGTGCTCTCTTTACAGATGCTCCGTTTAGATTAACTGACATTCCTGCTTCTAGACTTACTGCTGCATTCAGTGCAGATAATCCATTACGTGAACAGAACTTAGCAGCATATCTCAAAGCTGGCTATAAAGCAGAAGATCCAGAGCAGTTACTTACTCGTATCGTATCAGCTAACAAAGGAGCTATTGCTACTGAGTTAGATACAACACCTCTTAATATTCCTGCTGACTCCGCAGTGAACTTCTTACTCAATCGTAAGGTACAAGAACTAGGTGGTCGTGATCTAATTAATGCTTATCTACCTGCACTACAGCGTGGTGTAGATATGATTAACTCTATCGATGAGTTATTCTTAAATGGTCGTGCTGCTGGTATGACCGATGCAGAGATTGCTGCAGTATTTAAGAAAGACTTTGATGAAGTTAAGCCTATCCTCTTCTCTGCTATTGGTAACGTATCTAATATTGGTCGTGCCTTAGCAGCAGCTAAAGCTCAGAAGAAAGTAATTGGTTCTACTGAGGAGATCCTAAAAGGATTATCCAAGAATGGTGGTAAAGAACTATCAGACATCTTTGCATTACGTGATGCTGTATCTGCTATAAAAGCTTCTCCTGGTACTAGCTTTAATAAGAACGAAGCACTGGCTAACTTAACTAAAGATGCAGTAAAGCAGCCAGGCTGGGCAGATAAGTTTGGTGAGTTTGTAGTTAACTCTTACATCTCTGGTCTTGCTACTACAGCAGTTAATGCATTCTCAGGTATTGCTAAGATAGGTCTCTTAGGTACTGAGCGTATTCTGCAAGCAGTTAATCCAGCATCTAAAGTTAAGATCGGAGAAGTTCTTCCTGCATTCAGAGGATTAATGGATGGTCTGCTAGAATCTGCATACTTTACTAAAGAAGGTTTATTAAGAGGATCTCCACTAGACGCAGCAATGCCTGAGATTCGTGGTGCTATTGGTGCTCAAGAAGGAGCTACTAAAGCAGAGCAAATATTAGGACAAGTAGTTCGTGTGCCTAGTCGTCTTAGCGTAGGTGTTGACGAGTTCTTCAAGTCCATCTTCCGTCGTATGGAATACAATGCTCAGGCATATCGCTTAGCTTCCTCTGGTAAGTATGGTGATACTGAAGCTGTGTATAGTGCATTACGTAAAGTAAATACACAAAGCTTAGACTGGAAAGACAATGTCTTGAAAGCTCCTGAGTTAGCTACACTACCTGATAATGTACGTGTTAAACTTGTTGATGATGTACGTAACTTTGCTAAGCAAGCTACATTCCAGGCAGACTTAGGTAGCTTTGGTAATAAACTCTTAGCTCTCAGAGCAGCTCATCCTTGGGTAGCTCCTGTTATTCCATTCGTTAAGACTCCTATCAATATTATGAAGGATGCTCTGTCATATACTCCATTAGGTGTCTTCTCTAAGAATACTCCTACGGATGTTAAAGTAGCAAGAACTGCTATTGGTTTAGGAGTAACTGCTGCATTGGCTCAACAAGTAGCTGAGGGTAATATTACTGGCTCGTATCCTAAGGATGCTGCTAAGCGTAACGCTATGATTGCTGCTGGTATCCCTGAGTATAGTGTTAAGATTGGGGATACTTGGTATGCTTATGCTCGTGTAGAACCTTTAGCAACTATTATGGGTTCTTCAGTAGATGGTATTAACGCAGTACGTGATTATGTGTCTAAACCTAAGTATGATTCTAAGAAAGAAAAAGATTTAGTTATTGATGTCGTAGCAGGTGTGACTAAGAACATCATATCTAAAACATACTTAGAAGGTGTTTCTGGTCTTCTTCAAGCACTGCACGATCCAGAGAGATATGGTGGTAGTTTTGTAAACGGATTTGCTGGGTTACTAGTACCGTCAATTATAGCAGCTCCAGCACGTGGGCAAGATCCTTATGCTCGTGTTGTTACAGGCTTTGGTGAAGCAGTACAGGCTCGTATCCCTGACTTTGGTTTAGGTCTACCTATCCCATCTAGACAGGAATTACCAGCTCAGTCCATGTTGGTAGGAGGAGAGCGTCCGAATCTTGCTGCTGGGTTTGCTGCGTACACTGGATTACAAACTACCCCTGCTGCACGTAATCAACTACAAGAAGAGATTGCTAGAACTAAAGTAGATTATAACTTACCAGGTAAGACACTACGTGGTGTTGAGTTATCTGGAGAAGATATTGGAAAGTATCAAGCTATCTCTAGTCAGTTCATTGAAGCAACTGCATCAGGATTAATACAAACTGCTGGGTATCAGAATGCTCCTGCATCTATGCAGAAAGTAATGCTAGAAAGAGCTTTTAGGAATGGTAGAAAAACTGCTACGAATATTATGCTTATGGATAAGATGAGAGATCCTGAATTTAGAGATCAGTTTATCAGAGCCAAGCTTGCTAAAAAAGGATTAGAACTAGAAGAATGAGATATGTCAGATCAATTTGGATTTTTAGAAGGAGCAAAGTCTGTAACTAGTAGTATGGACGCTAGTCGTGAGGCTAGTAAATCCATTACTAAAAGTATTGTCGATGTACAAAAAGATGCTGCAGCAGTAGCACAGCAGAAAGACCTAGAGCGTAGAAGGCAGATAAAAGAATCTCAGGTCTTAAAAGAGCAGTACTTCAAGAGAGCATTGATGGAATGGCAACGTCAAGAATCCATCCGTATCGAAGAAGCTAAAGTCAAAGCTGATTTCATAAGAAAGCATGGAGTTAAACGCTGGACTGAAATCGAATCCATTAAACAAAAGATAGAGAAACAAGACAATGAACTTACTAGAGAGTTTAAAGAAGATTTGGCAAAGGTTCGTAGAGCAATGTTCATGTGCTATGCAGTGGCTGCGGTCATTGCTTGGTATCTAACCTGGGGAGTTAAACAATAATGTTACCATTGATGGCACTATTCGATGTTGGGATGAAAGTCCTAGATAAATTCATTCCTGATCCAGAAGCTAAGGCAAAGGCTCAGAAGGAACTACTACAGATGCAGCAAGAAGGAAAGCTTGCTGAGTTAAACGCTGATAATATTGAGGCACAAGAACTCACAAAGCGTCAAGAAGCAGACATGGCTTCTGATTCCTGGCTGTCTAAGAACATAAGACCTATGACGCTAGTGTTTATCCTGTTGGTCTACTCAGCATTCGCTACGATGTCAGCATGGGATATAGAAGTAAACAACAACTATGTTGAACTGCTAGGTCAGTGGGGTATGTTGATTATGTCCTTCTACTTTGGAGGTCGTACCCTAGAGAAAATCATGGACATGAAGAAGGATAAGAAAGATGAACCTAAGCCCTAACTTTACCTTAGAAGAACTAACCCACTCAGAAGTAGCTGAGCGTAAGAACCTAGACAATACCCCTAATGCCAGTGAGGTTGCTAACTTAACTCGCTTAGCAGCTTTGCTTGAGCAGGTTAGAACCCTCCTAAACAAGCCTATTATGATTAACTCAGGCTTTAGATCTAAACCAGTCAATGACTCTGTCGGTAGCAAGGACACTAGCCAGCATAGGATAGGTTGTGCTGCTGATATCAGAGTCCCAGGAATGACCCCTAAACAGGTCGTAGAGGCTTGCATTGCTTCGGATATACCCTTTGATCAAATCATCGA